CAGAGCAGGCAGTTGAAGCGGCACAGCAGGCGGCAGAAGCAGCAAAACAGGCCTCTGAAGCAAAAGAGGTGAATGAGCCTCCGGCTGATGCAGATCCAGTCGAAGAGGAGAAGATCGAAGATGAGGCTCCCGATCTTGCCGCTGTCATTGAGCGCCTTGATAAGCTTGAGGCCCTTGTACAGGAACTTATCAGAATCGAGTCTGAAGAGGGCCATGAGGAGCTTCCTGCTGGCGATGCCGAGGAGGAAGAGGGGAAAGAAAAAGACCTTGAAGAAGCTAAAGATGCAGAAGGGGAAGAAAAAGAGGAAGGTTGGGAAGAGGAGTTTAATGATGTGGCGAGCAATGCAGAAATCATTGATCCTGACATCGTAGTTACTCCGCCCAAGACGAAGGATGCTGCTCCCAGACAGATTAAAAGGATTAAGATGGTTGCATTGAAATCCGCCATGACTTCTGACAATGCTCCGATCGTCAACAAACTGCTGAATGGTAAACAGTTGGAGGCATTAAAGCCTGAAGAACTGGATGTTGTATTTCATACCGCAAGCAAAATGATCGCAAAGGTAAGAGATTCCAAGGTTCAGAAATCAACAGTAGATGCGAAGAGCTATTTTAAGAGTATCTCTTCGGAAATTGGGGAAATCAATAAAGCGAATAAAAATTTCTGGAAAAATAGAGGAGGATTCTAACATGAGTAATGCTTTTATTACGAGAATGCCTGCTGGAATTGCAGGAGACGTGACAAGAAGAGAACATGCTGACATTGAACCGCAGGTGATGGATACTGACTATCCTGTGCTTCGTTATGGTGAGCCTGTTAAGATGGTGGACGGTAAAATTCGCCCGATTACGACCGGCGATAACATCAATGACATTTATGGTTTCGGTTGCCGTGCTTATCCGGTTCAGAATTCTTCCAATGAAGCTCTTGGAACCGCAACTCCGCCGACCAATCTTCATTTCGATGTTCTGCGACGGGGCTACATGACCGTGAAGGTTCAGGACGGGACGCCTGCAAAGAATGCTTCCGTTTATGTTCGCACGGTTGCTGCTTCCGATCCGGTTGCTCAGCCGATCGGTGGTTTGGAATGTGCTTCTGATGGCGGTAATTGCTTCGAAATCACCAATGCGAAGTTCATGGGTGAAGCTGATTCCGACGGTAACGTGGAAATTTCTTATAACCTGTAATTCTTGATAGGAGGAAAAAGATGATTACATACGATAGAATGACGATTGATAGTACCGGAGCATTTTTGATTGGCGAGCTTGAAAGACTCGATATGACGCTGCATGAGCCTCTTGTTAATATTACATGGGGCAGAGACATTGATCTTCGTGAAGATGTTTCGATTGCTGATGATTCTTCCAGCTTCACCAATTCCACTTTTGCCGCAGCTGGCAGCGTTCAGTCAAGCGGTAAGAATTTTATCGGCAAAGTGTCCAATGCTATTCCCGGCGTTGCGGTTGATATTGGCAAGACCTCTCAGCCGTTGTTTCTCTGGGGCATGGAAGTTTCTTATACCATCCCCGAACTGATGTCCGCACAGCAGTTGGGACGTCCGGTTGATGCCCAGAAGTATCAGGGTATGCAGTTGAAGTGGCAGATGGATATTGACGAAATGGTTTATATTGGCGATAAAGCAATGGATAAATATGGTTTGCTGAATTCCATCAACGTTACTACGAGTTTTGTTAATGAGAGCAAAACCGCCGTTGGAGAGACCAAGTGGACGAAAAAGTCTGCCGATGAAATCCTGGAAGATGTCAATGATCTGATTTCAGATTGTTGGGCTGCTGCCGGTTATGCTGTTTGCCCCAGCAAGCTTTTGCTTCCGCCTGCACAGTTTGCTTATATCACTTCTCAGAAAGTAAGCACCGCCGGCAATATCAGCATCCTGCAGTTCCTTGAGGACAATTGCATTGCTCTGAAGATCAACGGCAAGAAGCTGGATATTCAGCCCTGCAAATGGCTGGTAGGTCTTGGCGTTCCCGCCGGTTCTCCGTCTGTTGCCACTGACCGCATGGTTGCATACAGTCAGGACAAGAACCGTGTTCGTTACCCGTTGGTTCCGTTGCAGAGGACCCCGTTGGAGTATCGTTCGATTTATCACATCACCACTTACTTCGGTAAGCTGGGTGTTGTGGAGATAGTCTATCCAGAATGCGTCATGTACAGGGACGGCATCTGATTTCAATAAGTTAGGTGCCAATCAAAAAGGAGTTTGTTATGGCTATAGCTAAGATTAAATTTAATGTCCCGGTGCAGATTAAAAATGCTCTTGGGAGACGGGAAACATTTAAACCCGGCACTTATGATTTTGATGATAAAGTAGTTGATCATTGGTTCATTCAAGGCTTGATTGCTTGCGGAAAGGCAGTTATTCTTGAGCAAGCAGTCAAGTCTGAACCGGCTAAACCAAAGCAGCAGGAGTTACCTTTTACTGCTCCTGCTGCAAAGCCGGTTGCTGTTAAGAAAGAAGAACCCATCAAGCCTGTTGTCGTTGATTTGGGAGCAGAGGGCAAGGTAGAGGTTGAAGAAATCAAGCCCTCTGCCCCAAAAAAGAAGATAGAAGTTGGTGAATCTATCGCTGCTCCGAAGCAAGAAGATAAAAAGACCGTTTTGAGAAAGAAGAAACGGGCAAAGTAAGGAGTTGAAATGGCTACAGACACTTGTGAATTTAAAAAAGTATTTCCCGAGTTTGTTGATGATAACCAATATCCTCCAGCACAGATTGAATACTGGGGGAGCATAGCAGAGCTTCGTTTAAATGCTGACCGTTGGGGGAATTTACTTACTCATGGAAAATACCTTTTTGTTGCTCATAATATTGCTTTGTCTGCGCAAGCGGTGGCAGCGGCAAATCAAGGATCAAGTGTTCTTCAGTCAACAGGTTTGATTGCAGGAAAAAGTGTCGGAGATGTTTCAATCAATTATGATACCGGTGCTGCTAATGAAGAAGGCGGCGGTAATTATAACTTAACTCGATACGGCAGAGAACTTTTACGGCTGGCAAGGATTGTTGGTATTGGTGGTGCTCAACTGCTTTCAGCCGACACAACAGTTCCTTATCTTGGTGAAACATGGTAACGGTTCAGGTTCAAAGAAAAGTTAATATTGATCTTGACAAGGTCTTGGCTCAATTGAAGAAGAAGGCTGTCTATGTCGGAATCCCGAAAGAGAACAGTAAGCGGAGTGATGGGGAGATGACAAATGCTTCTTTATTGATGATCCATTCAAAGGGAAGTCCTTTGCGTAATCTGCCTGCAAGACCGGTTATTGAACCTGCGATCGAAGAGGAAACCAATAAAGCAAAGATTTCCAGACAATTAATTGCCGCAGCAAATAAGGGATTAAATGGTGATCAAGCTGGATTTATCACCGGATTAAATGCTGCCGGTTTACAAGCGCAAAATGTTTGTAGGGAATGGTTTAAGAACCCAAAGAATGGTTGGGATCCTTTAGCACCTTCTACCATTCAAGCGAAAGTCAGGAAATATGGTAAGGGTAAAAATGATGCCGAGGGGGAAGAGGGGAAAGAAAAAGACCTTGAAGAAGTTCAGGACGACGAAGGAGTTGATACATCCAGCATCGTTCCTCTCATTGATACTGGAGAAATGAGAAAAGCGATTACGTACGTATTGAGGGATTCATGATTTACGTAGGGGAATTGATAACGGACCCGGACTTTTCGCAGAAGTTTACTGTGTATCGCAGTAATGGTTCTTTTGTTGATGGAGTTTGGACGGAAGGAACTCCGATACAGATTGAGATGCTGGGCGTTGTAACCGTTATGAGTTCCAGAGAACTTCATCAGTTGCCCGAAGGTGACAGAGTTTCCGGTGGTATGAATTTTCATACCAATCAAGCTTTGTATGTTTCCAGAGAAGGGACATATGAAGGAATCTCCGATAAGATTTACTGGAGAAACAATTACTATAAATTAGCAAGCGTTCTGCCCTATGCTGATTACGGTTATTACAAAGCTTCAGGGGTCAGGACAAAGGGTGCTTAAATGGCCGAAGATATTTATTTGACATTATCTGAACTGCAAAAGATTTTCTATGATCTTTTCGTTTCTATGTTTAATGGCAGTCCTACCGAAAGTAAGGTAAGATGGTCTTGGCCTACACAGGGAGCACCTGCGTTTGGGATAAGCGATAACATTGCTTTCCTTAAAATATATGATGATGCCAGTACCATGACTGTTCAAAGAGAAGATGTTTATTCTCAAGAAAGTGGTTTACCCAATATGTCCACCGGTTATACCAGAACATTGAGATTGGATTGTATTTTTTATGGTCCTAGTTCATGGGAAAATGCAACAATCATCAGAAACAAAATGTTTTGGCAAGAGCATCATGACACTCTGGCACAGTCAAGTATTTATTTGGTTCCACGGTTTGACCCTCCGAAAAGAGTGCCGGAGTTATGGCAAGGGCAGTGGTATGATAGGTCTGACTTAAGTATGACCTTTAATGAATTGGTTGTACTTAATCGTGAAGTTCCCTACATTGAGAAAGTTCCT